AAAAAATGCACATTATCACCGAAGTAATAACGATGATTTTGTTTAAAACTTTCCTGTTTTGAAGTCTAGTCAACTTCAACACTTGGTTTCATCTGAAACCGTTACATTCCAGATTTTCAACTCAACACACAAGCAGCGTTTTACAGCTGGGCGTAAGCAAAGTAAAAATTTGAATGACCGGGAAGAGTTCGTCCCTAAGAACAAAACAAAACCCCATAAGTCTGCTAATACATTTCAACAGAAATGTATAAAACAGATTCATGGATTTGAAAGCTGTTTATCGGTTTGGATCTCAAAATCTTTTCCAAGATTTTTGGATGAAAAACCGGTAAATACTGACAAATTATTTAAATTCTTCAATCAATTCGATTTAGTCGATATGGTTAAGGTATTTAAATACATTCTTTGTTACAATTTCTCTATACACCAGGAACAAGAAATCCCTGATGGTAAAGAAGAGTGGAAAATAGACATTACGTATTTTCTTAGTAAGAGAGCCACATCGTATGTAAATACGATGGAACGATCTGGTAAGAAAAACCGTAAAGTGCGTTTTCGTGACGTCTTCTGGTGGAATCTCCTTCAGTGTAAAGTACTATCTAGTACTGTACCTAAGGATTTCATCCAGAAAGCCTACGAAAAACACCACACTGCAATGTCCACTCCTCCTTCTATAACCATCTCTGATGAACTTCTAGATGATATTAGAGAATTTGTAAAACCTTGGATTCAATCCGTGGTTTCCAGCTACCGAGGTATTACTAAACTACCAACTACTCACGCAAGTTTTGAAAACAAACGTGATGAAGGAGGTATTAAGAAATCCCTCGATAGTCAGATCAAGGTTAGGGCCTTTCAAAGTGACTTTCCCCAAGTTCATATTGAACCTGTGGTTATCCACTTAGAAGGACCACCCGGATCCGGGAAATCCAGATCTATCGAGAAGATCGCCCGTGCTCTTTGTAGCAAGTTCGGTTATGATCCTGATCATTTTCGTGATCAGTGTTATTACCGCTCTGCCGCGACCAAGCACTGGGATGGATATAGAGGTCAACTGATTTCAGTTTTAGACGACTTTGGCTATGCTACACCAGATTCTGGTGATCATAGACAAGAGTTACTACAACTAGTGTCAGATTGTGACTACGTCCTTCCTATGGCTAATCTTAAAGACAAGGGTAAGCTTTTTCGCTCCAAATTCCTGATCATTACGAGTAATTTGGGGACACACTCTATGCAAGTTAAAGGATTTAGTTGTCCTTCTGCTTATTATAGACGTTTGACCCCAACGTATAAGCTAGGTAAGTCTCGATGTTTCCGTTACATATATAGATATGCAACTGAAATTTACGATCCTACTAAAGCCGTATACAGTCGTTCTGGTTACGAATTTGTGGATGAATGGCAACAGACTGATGAGTATAAAACCTTGCCAGTCGAGAGAATCATTAACGAGTCAATGGATACATTTTTGTTCCGAGTCGGATCTAATAATAAATCTGTTTGGAACCAAGTTATCCAGGAGCCCACCAATACTTTTGCGGGATTATCTATTGATTATCCTTCAAAAGTTAGTGAGTTCAACTCCGTTAAAGTTCATGCCATACCTGAACCATTAAAGTGCCGTATAATAACGAAACCAATGGCTCAGACCTATGCGTTAAAGCCCCTCCAACTTTCTATGTTCGATAGTCTGAAAAGATGGAAATGTTTCGAGCCGTGTTGGAATCCTAACTACGGTCTAGATCAACTGGGAAAATTCAAACCCAATAATCTATTCCTTAGTGGAGATTATACCGCGGCAACTGATGAACTCGATATTAGAGTTTCAACTTGCGTGATTAAATCACTCTCGGAGGCCTTTAGGGCCTCAGGTCAAGATATCCTTGCGGATTATATTGACTGGGAGGGTGGTCGTCACGTTATTGAATACCCTAATCATACAGGTCTCACAAGTGTCATTCAACAGAATGGACAGTTGATGGGATCTTTATTGAGTTTTCCAGTTCTTTGCGTTCTTAATGCCTTTACTATTTGTAAAGCCACTAATCACACTCTCGAAACAGTTCCTGCTCTTATCCATGGAGACGATTTAGCTGCTTATGTCTCGCCGGAGGAAATCTCCTCGTGGAAAGCAATAGCTAAATCTATTGGATTGAACCTCTCGGTCGGTAAGAATTATGAATCGAAGAGATTTCTTTCGATTGATTCACAACTTTTTGTTTTGAACGGTGTATATAGTAATACTATATCTCATTCAACAGAAGCTGTTACTCAAAAGGAAAAGATCTCTACTATTCACAATTCAGTGTCGCAGACTTCCCGTCAGGGCTCATGTAGATTTGATGCCAAAAGGTGGGCAACGTTGTCGAATTTAAATTCGAGTACCGTTTATCCTGTTCCTTATTGGTATACAAATACAGATAAGCCTATCTCTGACAAGACTGAACCTTTAGGCCTAAGGGCCCCTAGTGTTAGTACCGCTGGTGACACTATGTCACTCACGAAAACTATTACTGGTAAGTTCAGACTTGTCCAGAGAGACGAGAATTCTAATCTCACGTGCAAAGATGCACTTTTGAATGGTTTTTCTAAAAAACACATTCTAAAGTACAGCTGTGATGCATTGAAGATTAGTCCGCGGTCACTGAATGTTTCTTATCGATTCGGTGGGTTAGGGTTAACTACAGACCCCGAGTACAAAGTATTGTTGAGAGATAAACTCATATATCTTTACTTATTATCTAATAAGTGGAAAATAAAGAGAATTTCTCTTAATACTTACATTGTACCCGAGATAATCCGTGAAATATTGGATGCCGATAAATGTAATCAAATTACAGAGATCGATCCAAACGCGGATCCATCTGAGTTAACATTAACCAAATGGGTTTCGAAGCAACTTTTCAAGTTGACAAAAGAGAAGTGGGGTTACAAGAGATTCAAAGTCCTTGATAACCTAACTTTTCAACATCCACTTGACACATTTAAATCAGTTATCATTCACTATGAAGATAACCGAGTTCAATGTTTACAGAAGCTTCTAGAGACTCTGAAACCGAAGGATTTACAGAAATGGGAAAGTTTGAATTATCAAACTAAACCCAAATCTTGTGTTCCAGGGGAATCCGACGTATATCTCAGACGCCGTCCCATACAAAGAAGTATTTTCAAACCTCAAACCTCAAATCGACTGATAACAATATCAGAAGAATAAAAATTTGTTTGTCCTCAAATCCTCTTAAGGGAAAATCATTCTATTTCCGCAGTGTCCTATATCCATTATAGGTAAGACTGTTTCGATAG